TCTTCAGTCGTTAAACTGCTCGGTGTGTGTTACAACAACTGACGGAGGGGAGTGGTGTCCTCTCCGTTTTTTATTGCGGTGTTATGTGTTGACAACAGTGAAAATGTGTGATATGATAGTGTTGTGAATCGACACGTTATTTTCGTCGGTTTATGATAACGTCGGTCGGCGTAGCGGCCCCCCCGTTATAAAAAAGTACCTAATGGGCAACCTACAAAAGTATATACCCGCTTTCAAAATATTTCGGAGTATATTTTTTGAAATCTATGCCGAGACCATATATAATTCGACCCCCCAAAAAGGAGTTAATGAAAAATTTTTCCCCAGATAAATTTTACCACATATACCTTCGCGACCAATGTGTTGTTTCGTGTATCAGTGAAGAAGGATTTAATGAAACATGGACGACATTGAAAGCGATGGTAGGACTGATGAAGACTGATTATGAAGAGGATGATCTTTCATATGAGATGGTGAGTAAACCGACCATGGATCTTGAAGAAAGTTCCTATTGACTTAGATACATATACAGACTATAATTGAGTTGAGTTACACAGACTTATGGCTAAAGGATTTACAGTAAAGGCATCAAAGCCCAAGGGTGGATTGAAGAAGACACAGACACCTACATGGGACTATGATGCCATCAAGGCACGGATGAGAGGTAAGACGATTGTATTCTGTCTTCCTGGACGTGGATGTTCATATGTGTTTATGAAAAACTTCGTTCAGTTGTGCTTTGATATGGTACAGAACGGAATGAGTATTCAGATTAGTCAAGACTACTCATCAATGGTAAACTTTGCACGTTGTAAGTGTCTTGGTGCTAACGTTCTTCGTGGACCTGATCAAGTACCTTGGGATGGTAAGTTGAACTATGACTATCAGTTGTGGATTGATAGTGACATTGTATTTGATTCAAATAAGTTTTGGCAATTGTGTGATGTAGCACTACCTGCATCAGCAATTGATGAAGAAGGTAATGAGATTGAAGGAGCCGATCGTCCGATCTCTGCTGGTTGGTATTCTACAGAGGATGGGAAGACCACCTCAGTTGCACATTGGTTGGAAGAGGATGACTTCCGTAACAATGGTGGTGTGATGAATCATGAGATGGTTGATTCCATTCAGAACCGTAAGAAGCCTTTCACTGTAGATTACACAGGTTTCGGATGGGTGATGATTCGTAAGGGTGTGTTTGAGAACAAGAAGATGACATATCCATGGTTTGCACCGAAGATGCAGGTGTTTGAATCAGGAGCTGTTCAAGACATGTGTGGAGAGGACGTTTCATTCTGTCTGGACGCCATTGAAGCTGGTTATGAGATTTGGTGTGACCCTCGTATTCGTGTGGGTCATGAAAAAACCCGTGTGATTTGAGGAGGTAGAGGTTTATGGCAAAAGTCAAGAAGAGTCTTCTGGGTACTCAGTTCATTGAGTCAATTCCCAAAAAAACGCGACAAGGTAGTGGTCAACATACCAAGTATGCAGCCACAAGTCGAAACAATAAGAAGAAGAGATATCGAGGACAAGGACGATAATAGAAAGGGAGACCTTCGGGTCTCCTTTTTAGTGCATAGATATATTAACTGAGGATTACGATATGGCATGTTTGATTGCTAATCTACCATCAAGAGAAATCTGGGTCAGAAAGGAATATCTCACTGACCATCAATTTGGTCACGGGGAGTTTGTAAAGGGTGTCTGGGTGTCATGTAAGTCCATTCCAGGACGTGCATTCTACTTTGAGACATATCTTCCTGAGTATGCGGCAATGTATGATAAACTACCAATCAGTGCGTTTCTATCCCGTCCAGAGACACCTGAGGTGGATATGAACCTACCTAACCTACAGTTCTGGAATTGTATGGACTATGGTGTGGTGACT